TGCCTTGTATTTGTCGTAGTACCATTTCACGAGGTCACCGTCCAATTCGTCGAAAGCATCCAACTCAATCATGAGTGCATTCGCATCCTCAACAACTCGTAGAACGGGATGCCGAGTGCCTGGGACATTATCTGACATACCATCGTTGAGAAATGGTTCTCCTTGTGTCTTCTCCTTGGGGTGGTGATAATGCACCACCCTTCTTTTTGTTTCAGTCTTACCAGTCCGCTTGCTATCTCAATGGCCTTCAGCGCAAACAGTTTGACATTGTGGGGTTGCTTGATTTCTGCCAAAGGATAGCCGCTGGGTGTTTTCTTGAAAGAACTGACATAAAATCCAAACTTGCGGCGATGCAGTTGCATGTGGTCTTTCAGGTCGCAGAGTGGATCCTTGTAATTCTTGGCTGTGTGCCAACGGGCTTGTTTCTTCGCCTGTTCCTGTAGTCCCAGAATCTCATTGTCGATGTCTTTCAGCTTCTCCATGAATGACGTATCAATTTGTAATTCGTCATTGAATCCTGATATTCCGAAGTCAATTTGTTCGAGATCAAAGCCTGTTGAAAATTCGCTGTTATTCATAATTCGTTAAATTCGTGAAATTCGTGTTTAAGTCCTGATTTTGATTGTCGTTGTACTCGTTTTACATAATTCAATAAGGATTATTTTGTTTGTCATTCTTCATGCGCTCCTTTTCCTCCCGGATAGCGTCGTTCAGTATTGCCTTAATCGCACGCAGATACTTGAAGGTTTCAGGAGGTGTTCGCGGACATCCTCGCACGAATGACCGCAAGTTCGGAGTGTCAAAGCCAAACTCAGCAGCGTCGCAGATGTATTTCTGCCATTCGATGTACTGCTCACGGGTCACGTCAGCCAACACGCAGTAGATGATGTCGTCCATGTTGATGGTGAACATCCCGTCGCCATAGTCGTACACGCCACCCGTCTCGTCGCCAATCCAGTAGCCGTAGTGAGCATCCAGCTCCCACATGCGCAGCAGTTCCACGAGGAAGCCGTTGCACGCCTGCTCCCATTGCTCTTTCAGTTGTCGCTTTACAGCGTCTTTTGTCTTTTTCATAATTCCTTTCTATTTCTTTCAATTTCTTCAAACATTGGAAAGAATGGGAAATCTTGGGGAATTTTCCCATTATTGTCTCGTGCCCTCAAATCTTGTGTATAAGTCCATCGCCATGATGAGGGCTTGCACGGGGTCCACCTTGCATGAGTCGCTGCCGGGGGTTCGCTTCACGGGTCGCTTGTTGTCGCGCCCGTCAATCTCCAGGGCACAGTTGCCGAAGCAGAATGGCCACAGCGGGTTGCTGCTGAAGCCGATAAACGGCACGGGGGCGAACATAGCGGCATAGAGGTCGTCGGTTGGGGCGTTGAACTCCGAGTTGAGCTGGCTCACCACTTGCACGTATGGCTCCGGGTTCGGCACCTTCATCACGCTCTGAAGGTAGGCTTTCAGCGCGTTCACGGGGTCTTTGCTTTGATACTTGTCGTAGCCCCATGCGGCAAACTGTACGCCCTGCTTGAACAGCTCGTCGAGCCGGTTGATGAAGAGCGAAGGCTGGAACACCTTGCCGGGCGAGACGTGGAGCCACCCGTCTTTTATCCACTGCTCGTAGAGGGCGCGGATGCTCGACTGCTCCAGCGTGTCTTCCTTGATCCATGCGTCAGTGTCGGCAAAAAACTCGGTGCCGCGCCCGCTGGGGTGCTTCCGCGCTGCCAGATAGGATGCAGTGTGGAGGTCGTCGCCCTGACTGAAGTCTAAGCCTACAAACACCACCCATCCGTCTTCCTTCGTGCATTGGTCGATGCGTCGGTCAGTCTGTAGCGGTCTGACCAGCTCCGCCTTGACCCACTCTTGGATGGTGGCGGCATGATAGACGTTGAGCAGCTTGGAGATAACCTCGTTTTTCTTCTCGGGGTTCTGTCGTGCCTTGGCTACCTCATCGTCGTAGAAGGAGTGTTGCACGATGATGCCCAGCATGGGGTTGACCTTGCGGCGTACCTCCTTCGAGGTCATCAGCAGTTGCTCGTCTTGCTGTTCCCATTCGTCGGGCTCCAGCAGGAGGCACATCTGACGGTCGTCGGCAAGGTAGTGCGTGGCGTCGGGGTCGAGCTCTTCCATCAGCAGCGAGCGGATGCCGAACAGCTTGTCGATGAACGGCCCCGTCTGGATGATGCCCGCCGTGGTGGAGATAAACGTCATCGGCTCGCGCCGTGGTCCCATAGACGACTCTACCACGCTCACCAGTTTGCCCATGTCGCTGGCTCCGTTGATGTACTGTGCACTGCCGTACTCGTCAGCCGAGCAGAGCTGTGCAAAGAGTCCGTCCTTCGTCTTGCCACCCGCTGACAGGGCGGTGAGGGATGCCGTTCGGAACTGCCCCGGCTTCCAGTTCACTTGTGAGGCGGTGAAGCGGATGCGCCGCTCCTTCGGGTCCATCTGGTGAATCAGTTCGCGGGTGCGGCTGAAGAGTATCTTCGCCTGGTCGCTGGCGTTGGCGCAGCAGTAGCACTCGGCATTCTCGTCGCCACTCATAAAGTACCAGAACTGAATGAAGGCAGAGAGCTGCGTCTTTGCGGTCTTACGGGGCGTGAACAGCGTAAACTCGGTGCACAGCCGGCGCAGGTCGTAGATCATGCCGTCCTCACCGATGCGCTCCGTGGGCAGCAGCTCGCGGGTGCCTGCCTCGTTCTCAGTGTTCACCCATGCCTTCAGGCAGAACATTGCCGCCAGCACGAACACCTGAAAAGGCTGAAGGCGGTAGTAGGTCGGCCCAGTGGTGCCTGGGTGTTTCAGTCCACCCTCGATGTGCCGCCACAGCCCATCGCGCTGCTCCCAGATGCCCTCATACTTGTAGATCACGTCGCGGAACGTCTCAATGTCCTGCTCGTAGGTACGCAGCAGCCGCAGAAACTTCAGCGCACCCAGAATCTCGTAGGCGTTGTGGTAGTCAGGCTCATTCACCAGCCCTTGCACATACATCCCCAGCCGCTCCTCGATGCGGAACACGCTCAACTGCTGCTCATCGAAACGCTCGGCCAACAGACCGTGCGCCAGTTGTTTCTCTTCCTGTGTCATTGTGTTTTGCCTTTATAATATTCCGCCATCGGGTCGGTTTCATCCACACCCTTCTTCGTGTCTTCCTTCACCTTGCTTGGGGTAGTCTTGTAGTTCAGCCCGATAGCCTCGAACTGAAGCATGAGCGTGCGCTGCATCTTGTCGTAGTAGGGCAGCAGGGGCGACACCTCGTTCTTCAACTGATTCATCGAACCTGGCACCATCGTCACCAGTTGATTGGTCTCCTCCAGTTCGCGCTGTACCTTGTCGAGCATCACCATATTAGAGGCGGTCGCCCTGACTTGTGGCAACAGCCACAGTTCCATGTCGGCACCCGTGCGCGACTTAATCATCTTGCGCAATTCCAGCTCGTAAGCGTGTGCGGTCTTTTGTTTTGCCATATATTTATAGTTTGATTTTGAAGTAGTCCATGAGGAATTGCTTACAGTCGATGCTTTCACCAAACATGTTGGTGCCGAACTTGTAGCGAAATTCTTCCAGCGTGTCGCAGTAGAGCGAAAAGGTGAACCATTCGCAAGCGTCCTTGAAATATCCGTGTATCTTGCTGTTTGGGTGAGTGTCGAGGAAATGCTGTGCTCCCTTGATGTAGAACTTTGCCATTTGCGGATGCGCCTTGAACTCTTCCTTGCGTGTTTTCTTCGATGCCAGCGGACAGCCCATACAGCCCAGCCGCCGCTCTACGTGGAATGTCCCATCTTCGTCGTAATAGAGCGGGTGGCACTTGATGCCTCGCTCCTTGATAAACGCTTCGATGTCTGCTGCCGTGAAATCGAGGATGGGCAGATATTGTCGCGTCTTCTCATTCTTGTTATACACGCGGCAAAGCTCAGGTTCTTTGTATCGCTCGGCTCGCTTGGCACTCTCATCACGTCGCACACCCACTATGGCATAGTCGAGTATCTTGTATTCCTTCAGCTTGTCACAGCAAGCGCGTCGGAATCGGCTCGGCAGTCCGTGCGACCATAGAATATCCTTGAACGTCATCTTCGGCTGTCTTACCTCCACGCCCTTCTCTCTTACGTGCTTGATGGTGCCAGGCGGGTCGATGGTCGTATTCTTGTAGATGGCTCGGTAGTTGATTCCGCTCATTCGTGCCAATTCCAGAATCACGTCGCTGTCCTTGCCGCCGGAGTAGCATATCTCCAGCGGTTGCCCATGCTCGGCTGCTATCTTGCCAGCCGACTGAATGAGCTTCACGGCTCTATCGACTTTCTTCTGTAGTTCTATGTTCATCTGTGAAACTTTATTTGTAGTTGAAGTGTATTCTCATAAGGTATGCGGCAGTCGTTGTACGTCTGTGTGGTGATGCCGAGCTTGCGCTGTGGCAGTTGCATCCATGAGTGCCAGCGGTTGTCGCATGGTCGGCGCAGTGGGTGGTTGCTGTCGCGCTGGCTGGCTCGTACCTTTGAGCCTCGCTGCGTGATGGCCTCCATCGTGCCGCAACAGACGTGCGTCTCCTTGGAGTTCTTCGGACGGGCGACGTACTTCGGCACCAGTCCGAGCAGCGGACACTCGGCGCAGCAGTCGGGTTGTTCCGCTGGCAGTTGTATCTGTACTATGTTTCGCTTCGGCATAACTTTTTATTGTTCTAAGTGGTAATAATTGTTTTCCAGAGGTTCAGCCCTCAAAGGTGGTTGCCGTGTTCCGTGATACCATGACGTGTGGCGTGGAAAAAACGAGAATTTCAAAATTTACCCTATCGACGGAAGGTTAGGCAAGTGGATTTCGGAATCGGAGGGGGGCGAAAGAAA